CTAAGCTGCGATGGGAAGCTGTTCCAAATGCTTCCACTCATTGGACTTCAGCATGGAGGCGATCTTAGCCTCGCGCTGGCTGCGGACACGATGCGGCTGGCTGGTCTTGCGCATGGTGTCTTCGACGTGTGTGGCCCATTCCGTAGCGGCGTTGTAGGCCGCCCACTTGTTGGCACCTACCTCATCGGCGTTGTAGCTCCAGAGGTTCATCAGGTGCGTCAGGGTGCGGTCGGAATAGGGCGGCATGTCCTGGCCGGTACGCGGCAGATAGGCCAGAGTGTTGCGGAACATCTTCTCGACCTGGCTGCTCGTGACCCTGGTGTAGGTCATCTGCATCAGTTCATCGCGCATGGTGTCGAACATGGTGATGCCCGAGACGATCTTCTCGACGCTGGCCGTGACCGACAGATTGATTGTGTGCTTGCGGCGATGGCTGGCGATGGAGTCCAGCACCCAAACACCGTTCAGGCAACGCAGGCGCTTGCCGCCGAACGAGGTTTCGAAGCTCCAGGCACCGTTGTAGCTGTTACGGAACCGCAGCACCTGAGCCACGGTATCGCCCACGCGAGCGCTGGTGTTGTAGTAGGCAGGCTGATTGGGGCTGTAGCCTGGGGTAGTGCCGACATCAAACTGACGGTCGGTCAGCATGATCTCCAGTTCCATCATCGCGCCGTTCTCGTAGACGACATGGCCGGTATCATTGCTTCCAACATGAACCTTACCGGCACGTTTACCGCGACCGGCAATGGCAGTTCGGCCCAGGTTCAGCCGGGTCACTACAATGTCTCCATCTGGGGCACCTTTGTTGGGACCGTGGTTCTGGAGCGCAGCTTCGACAGCGGCACCACTTGGATTCAGCGCAGCTACGACTACTCGGGCACGGCCATCAGCTTCACCGCTCCGGCCAGCGTCGAGGTTCATGAGCATGAACTTGGCGTGCTGGTTCGCGTTCGTTGCTCGGCCTACACCAGCGGCACGATCAATTACCGCATCTCTGAATAAGGGAGGGGGCCATGTCCTCCAATCCCGGTCCTCTGGCGATTGACATCTGCAATCAGGCTTCGATTCTGGTTGGCTGCAATCCCATCACGTCCTTCACCGAAGGTACGACTGAGGCGCTTGTTGCTGCCGCGATCTACGACACGACCGTAGAGGCGGCTTTGGCGTCTTATCCCTGGCGGTTTGCCACCACCCAGGTCGCTCTGATGAAGCTGTCTGCGGCTCCTGTTGACGTGAGCTACAGCTACGCCTACCAGCAGCCCAGCGATCTTGTCCTGCCGGTGCGCTGCACCTGGGGCGGCAACCTCGTCACCTATGACCGGGTTGGTCAGACCATTGTCTGCAACTCCGATAATTCTGGCGGCACCGATGTTGTGCTAACCTATATCCGCCGCGTGTCTGAAGACCAGTGGCTGCCTCACTTCAAGCAGGGCGTTCTGTTCGATCTCGCCAGCTTGTTTGCCGAGGCTGTTGCTGGCAGGCAGGATTTGTCGCAGTCGATTATGGCCCGCGCTCAGAAGGCTTATGCGGTGGCTCGCAGCCAGGAAAGCCAGAGCCAGGCCAATACCGACATCCCGACCAGCATGATTATCCAGAACCGCTTTGGATCGAGTTCGCTGTAATGGCACGCACCCGGCAGGTTCAGACGAGCTTCAGCTTCGGTGAGATCGACCCGCTGATGGTCGCTCGTACCGATGTGAAGAGCTATCAAGGTGGCTGCGAGACGGCAACATCACCATGACGCCGAGCGCCCTGTCCGGCTCGATCACGCTCACCCTGTCGTCGTCGTATTGGGTCGCTGGCGATGTTGGCAAGACTGTCCGCTTCAAGGGCGTGCAGTGCCTTATCACGGGCTACACCAGCGGCACCGTCGTTACCGCGACTGCCCAGTATGCCTTGCCCGATCTATCCACTTCCGCGAATTGGGATGAGCCTGCGTTCTCGTCCGCTCGCGGCTACCCCCAGGCTGTCTGCTTCCATGAGCAGCGGCTTTGGCTTGGCGGGTCTACCAGCATCCCGAATGGCCTGTGGGGTAGTAAATCTGGCGACTTCTACAACATGGACACCGGCACCGCTCTCGACTCCGAGGCGATTGCGCTGTCCTTGTTCTCCAATGAGTTAGTCACCATCAGCCACTTGGTGAGCTTCCGTCATCTCCAGATTTATACGGATCGTGGCGAGTTCTTCATTCCCGTGCCGTTGGATAGCTCTCCGACCACGCCGAAGAACGTGAACATCAAGAAGCAGACGCCGTATGGTGCCAGCAGCATTCACCCTGCTGTGCTGGATGGCGCGACGATCTTCATCCAGCGCACTGGCCGTGTTTGCCGTGAGTTCCTGTATGACTACTTCCAGCAGAACTACGACAGCCATGCCGTTAGCCTGATGTCCACGCATCTTCTAACCGCACCTGTAGATTTGGATGTGCTGTATGGCACGACAGACAGGCCGGAGCAGTATGCCTTCATCGTCCAGCAGGATGGCTCCGTGGCGGTTTATCACTCTGTCAGGTCAGAGAAGCTTGCGGGATGGGTTCCGTGGGATACGCCGAACGGCTTGATCCAGTCTGTTGCGGTTGTTGCGGATACGGTCTACTTCAGGGCCACATCTCCGAGGCTGAATATGCTGCGGTGTCCGAGCGCCTCCAGCATTTACCGCCTGAGATTACCGAAGGGTCTATCCTCCGAATTTTCGATAAGGATATGGACTCGGCGGCTGGATCGCAGGGGCGTTACAGCATCGCCAATGACTGGATCAATGTCTCTATTGAGAATGCTCGCCTTGGAAGCGATGGAAGCCCTGATGGATTTGCCAAGGCGTTTACGCATGAGGTCTTTCACAGGGCCCTGAACTTCACGCTTGATGTGGAGCGGTCCAAGTGGCTTTCGATTTGGAGGGCTGACCCTACGGGGATCGGTCGCTCAGCTATGGATATGGCTTCCGAGATGGTCGCTAATCCCGCCATCTCAGCCGTGAAGATGTTCGACGATCTCAGTTACCGCTTGAGCCCGAATGAGGCGTTTGCCAATTCAGGGATGCGCTTTCTTGATGATGTCGTTACCGGGCGATACCAGCCTGGGTCCGCGAAGACTGGTGTCTACGGTTATCTCGACGATATGTTCAGGAGGGCAAAGCAGGTTATTGGCCTTGCCCCAAAAGAGAGCCAGCGCGCGGTTGCCAACAGGTTCATGGATCAATTCATGCAGCGCATTCGCCAAGATGGCGCTATGCTGCCGAATGCTGACATGAGAGAGGCAATCTACGGTGCTTTTGAAGCGCATGGCCGCGAGATGGCGATCAATCTGCTGCTGGATGCAAGTGGCGCTCTACAGGGCTTGTCTGCCGAAGCCTACATTCAGGCCACCAGACAGCTTGGAGCGGAACCCGAAATGCGGGTTTCATCCATCGTTCAATCCGCCGACAACTTCCTCGACTCAGATAAGCTTATTAGAAAAGAGACTTCAATCGCTCCGACTGGCATCGGGCTTGAAAAGTGGAACTGGTCGCCCTGGCATTGGGCTATGGGATCGGTGTCTGAGAATGTTCGGAATATCGCGGAACGGCTTGTAGCTACTCCCGGCCTGAAGCTCACGAAGAACATGAGCTTGGATGCGCATGGCAATGTTCAGGCTCCGCAGCCCATGGTTCGTTCGGTTGAAACTTCCATCAACGTGAATTGGAGGCCGAAGCTTTCCAATGGCCTCCAGGCTTTGCGCGAGTCATGGCTTGAGCAGCGTGGCGCTGGGCTTGCCAACCCGAACTTTGAATCGCTGAAGCTTGGGGCTAAGGACCTCGCCGCTAAGGTCACTGGCTCACCTAAGCCAGGGCTGAGCTTTGATGAGTTCAAGGGGGAGGTGGCCCGCGCCATGTTCTCCTTCGATCAACATGCCGATCCGCATGTCCAGGCTGCCGCCGCCAAGCTTCGCCCAATCTTCGATGAGATTGGCGAGACTGCTGCCAAGGAAGGCGTCTTCTCATGGCAACAGCGCCGCTTGCTGCGCGAGCTTAACGCCGATCTCGACAAGGAGCTTGGCCTCAAGAGGACTGAATCATTCGGCCTTACTGAAGACCGTACCGTTACGCTGACTGACCACACCATGACGCCTCATGCCCAGAAGCTCACTGAGCAGATCGCGGCGCTTAAGGCCGAGATTGAGCATATCGACGGAGGCGGGTGGCGCGAAGACGCTAAGGTCAAGGGTGAGTCTTGGTTCCCCAAGTTGCTTGACCGTCAGACCATCATGCGCAACGCCGAGGATTACAAGGGTATCGTCCGTTCATACTTCAAGAGCATCGGGATTGTTGGCGATGAGCTTGAGGCTGCCGTCAAATCTCATTTCGATAAGGTAACGAAGCGCACTGGGTATGTGGATTTCTTCGACGATCCGGTTAACTCCCCTCGCTCGGCCAAGGCTCGCGAGTGGGAAATCCCTGCCAGCATGGTGATGAACTACATCGATACCGATGTGGAACGCATTCTCCACCGCTATGTGTCTCAGATGGGCGCGGCCATTGAGGTGTCTCGTGCGTTCGAGGGGCACCTCGATCTGAAGCCGATGCTGGATAAGGTCAAGCTCGACTACGACGCGGCGCTTCGTGAGGCTGGCGGCGAGGTGTCTGCGCTTGAGCGCCTGAACAAAGAGTATGTTCAGGACAAGGAAGCCATCCTTGCCATGCGCGATATGATCTTTGGAACGCATAATATCCCGGCTGATCCCGACGCATTCCACACCAGGGCATTCCGGTCCATGAAGGTGCTGAATGCCGCATCCATGCTTGGCGGCGTTGTTCTGTCGTCGCTGTCTGACGTTGCGCGCCCCGTTATGACGGAGGGCCTGACTAAGACCATGCGCTATGGCATCGACGCTTTCATGATGGATAAGGCGCTCTACAAGCTTTCAGCTAACGAGCTTCATGCTGCTGGCATTGCCAACGAGCTTTGGACACACACCCGCGCTGCAAGCTTCTCCAACTGGAATGAAATCTGGTACGGCGGCACCAAGCTTGAGCGGGGCATCGAGAAGATCGGCAACGTCTTTTCCATGGCGTCCGGCCTGTCTCAGTGGACTGACATTGCCAAGACAGTCGCGGGCACCGTTATCGGGAACCGCATCCTCGATGACTGCCTGCTTCTTGCTGAAGGCAAGCTGTCTGCTAAGGCTACTGAAGACCTGGCTCGTGGTGGCATTGGCGTCAAGCAGGCTAAGGCCATTGCGAAGATGACCGAGGAACACGCCGACGTTCTGACCAATAAGGGCTGGTTCTCTGATGGGTCGCATGTGTCGATCTGGTCCGCTGTTGAGCATATGAGAGAGAAGGGCGGCAGCCTTCTGGCTAATACTGACAAGTGGACCGATGCCGAGGCTCGCATGGCCTTCAGGTCCGCCCTGTATGAAGACACGAATCGCGCTGTTGTGACGCCTCATATTGCGGATCGCCCGCTCTGGGTGTCCACTGAACTCGGCGGCATTCTCGGGCAGTTCAAGGCATTTGGCATGTCGTCTACTCAGCGCATTATGATGGCTGGCCTTCAAGATCGTGACGCTAAGTTCTGGGGTGGTATGGCTGCGATGACTGCCGCTGGCATGTTTGCCAACGCTATCAAGGATGCCATTCAGCGCAACGAGAACTGGTTTGATCGTCCTTGGCAGGACAAGCTTGTTGACGGCATGGACCGTTCTGGTCTGCTTGGGTCTTTTGGAGACATCAACAACCTCGTTGAGCGCCTTAGTGAGAACCAAGTGAGCCTCAATGCTCTGCTTGGCGATGACAGCCGCAAGCATACGAGTTCCGTATCAAAGTGGGGTGCCCTCGGCCCTGCCCCCCAGCAGATTGCCAGGGCGTTTGCGATGGTTGGCGATCTTGGTCGAGGCGAGTTTGGCGAAGCTGGCTCCAACTTCCGCCGCCTCGCTCCACTGGCTGGCCTGTGGTATTTCCAGCCTGGTATTCATGCCTTGAATGGGATGGCGACGATGGTCGATGGCCCATCACATGGGATGTACAATCCGGCGTCCTACGGCATGGGTCTGGATGCCCAACCAACATTCAATCAAGTGCATTGATGGTGTAAGCACCTAACAACCATGCTCCCCCTAGAATCCACTAGGGGGACGCCCCATGTCCACACCCGTCACGAATATCCCGACGACCATCTCTTATTCGGTCGGGTCTTCTCCCAGCACTGGACCTTTCGCGGTCCCGTTTGCTTTCTTCTCGACTTCTGACCTTATCGTCTATGTCGGGTCTTATACTCCGAAGACCATTGGCACTGATTATACTGTGTCCGGCACTCTGACCGGCGGTGGCTATCCCGATGGCGGGTCTGTCACTCTGACTGCTGGCGTGTCGAACACTTGGGTCGTTATCACCCGCAGCGTTCCGATCCAGCGCGTTACCCAGCTTCCGGTGTCTGGCAAGTTCAACATCGACCAACTGAACCAAGACCTGAATGTGTCGTATGCCATTGCCCAGCAGAACAAGACTGCTGCGGACAATGCGATCCATATTCCTGTCGATGACTATTCTGCGGCTCCGACGACCGTTCTGCCTAATGTCGCGGGGCGAGCGGGGAAGGGGCTTAAGTTCGACTCGTCTGGCAATGTGACTGTGACTGCCGTTGACCCTGACGATGCGATTAATACCGCCGCAGCCTCTGCCGCCGCCGCGTCCGCATCGGCTTCTGCCGCGTCTGCGTCTGCTTCAGCGGCCAGCACATCGGCTTCCAATGCCGCTACGTCAGCTACGAATGCCACGACCAATGGCGCGGCCCAAGTCACCCTAGCTGCTGCCCAGGTTGCTCTCGCGACCACTCAGGCGACCAATGCTGCAAACAGCGCGTCCGCTGCCGCCGCATCCGCCGCTGCCCTGCCGAACGCATCTGCCATCGGTTCTGGCAAAGTCCCTCAGTCGAACGGCACGACTTGGACTGGCGTTACTGCGCTGGTTTCCGCCGACATCGGCTCCACGGTCCAGGGCTACGATGCAACCACCCTCAAGTCAGCTGCTATCGGCTCCACGGTCCAGGGCTACGACGCCACGACCATGAAGACCGGCGCGGTCCAGACGATGACCAAGGCCCTTCGCGGCACCCCGGTATCGCTGACCAGTTCCTCGGCCTCCATCGCCACGGATGCCTCCGCCTCCAATTACTTCACCCACACATTCACCGAGAACACCACCCTGGCTAACCCGTCCAATCTGGCGGCTGGTCAGGAAGGCGTGATCGTGTTCACCCAGCACGCCAGCAGCCCCAAGACCTTGGCCTATGGCTCGTACTGGAAGTTCTCCGGTGGCACGGTGCCGTCCGTCACGGCGACCAATAGCGCGGTGGATGTGCTGGTCTACTACGTGGAGAGCGCGACCCGCATTACCGCCAAGCTCCTGACGGACGTTAAGTGATGCTGGGCGCGGCACTCCTCCTCGCCGGTGACGACAGCTACAGCATCACCAACAGCGCCCGGTTCAACGGCACCAGCGACTATCTCAGCAAGACCCTGACCACCAGCGCGACCACCTCCGGGTCAATCTGGGTCAAGCGGTCCAAGCTGGGCGCAACGTCGCCGATCTTCGACAACAAGGTGTACTTCACGAGCGGAGACGCGCTGTACGCCTTCGGCCTGACCAGCACGGCTCTCTACCGCGACCCGTCTGCGTGGATGCACATCTTCTGGAATGGCACGGGCGTCTACGTCAACGGCACGCTGGTCACTGGCACCGGAAGCTACACCGCTGCGTCCGTCACCAATCCCCGCCTAGGGTATGACGGGACCAATTACTTCTCGGGTCATCTGTCGGACTTCGCGTTCTGGAACGGCTCCTCGGCCAGCCTCCAGGGCGGCGCGGCTGATGCGAATGGAGTGTGGGTGCCCCGTCGTCCGTCTGCCGGTTATTCGTTCCTGGCCTTCGGCTCGTCCGGCGCTCTCGGCACTGATACCTCGGGCAATGGGAACTCGTTTACTGTCAACGGGTCGCCGGTACAGACCACCGATACGCCGACGAACAACTACTGCACCTTCAACCCTCTTTCCAGTGGGTCAGTCACTCTCTCAAAGGGTAATACGGCTGCTGACGTAAGCACGTACACACAATTAGCACGCGGGACCATCGGTGTTTCCGTGGGCAAGTGGTATTGGGAGTACAAGGGGGACGGCTCTACGACATACCTATGCTGTGGCGTTATTGACGCATCTCGTTTGCAGGACACAGACCCTACGGCGGCTCCGAACGGGTACTCATACTACGGGCACACCGGAGTCGTGTACAATAACGGGTCGTCGTCTGCTTATGGTGCGACTTACGACAATACACACACAATCGGGTGTGCTCTTGACCTAGACGCATCTCCGCCGACACTAACATTTTACAAGAACAATGTCAGCCAGGGCGCAAAAACAATAAACTCAGGAGTTACGTATTTCCCCATGTTCAACGAGCAAGGGACATACGCTGGGGCTACGTTTAACTTCGGCGCGACTGCCTTCGCCTACACCCCGCCTAGCGGCTTCCTGGCCCTCTGCACCGCCAACATGACCAGCGCGGCTGTAACCACCAGCGGAACCTTCACCGGCAACGCTTCGGCTGACGGCCCCTTTGTCTGGACGAACGGGAACCCAGCAACGCTGACCATTAACGGAAACGCTGTGACGTTCGGCACACATGCTGACAAGACGGCTGGCGGCTTCAAGCTGCGCTCGTCCTCGGCCAGCTACAACACGAGCGGCTCAAACACTTGGACGGCTACGGCTGGCAAGCGGTTCGTCTATTCCGCCACCTCCATCAACAATGCACAGGGGAACCCGTAATGGCTCTCTACTACATTCCCGGCGCGAGCTTCCCTGATGGCACTCCCGCTGATTACATCGACTCGTCCGAGGGCTTTGTCCTCAACGAAATCCAGTATCCCCGATACTACCTTGACCGCTCAGAGCTTGATGGAACGACCCGCTGCACTTTCGAGGTGTGCCCGTTCGATGGAACCGAATACCTCATCACGGAACATCGCAATGGCCCTGTGATTGGCTGGGTTGGCACCCCGCGCAGCCCGGATGAAGTGTTGGTGCTCAAACGTGCTAATGCGAGGGCAGCCGCCCTGGCCGAGATCGACCGGCTGGAGCGCTCCATCACCGACCGCATGTGGCGTGAGGATGCTGTTGGCTCCACTGCGCTGATGGAAATCAAGAAGCAGGACGAGAACGGCGATTGGGTGGTGGACACCGACGACCCCCGCACTGGCAAGACGGCCACGCAGTACATCGCCTACGTCAACTCGGCCATCGCCAATATCCGTGCGGGGCTGTAGCAAGGAGGTTCCCATGTTTTCGTTTTCTGACGCCCTGAACCACCTCAAATCCGGCAAGAAGGTCGCCCGATCCGGCTGGAACGGAAAGGGTATGTTCGTGTTTCTTGTTCCCGGTAGCACCTTCAAGGTCAACCGCGCCCCGTTGCTCGGCATCTATCCAGAAGGGACCGAAATCAACTATTGCCCCCATATCGACATGAAGACCGCCGACGACAAGATTGTGCCCTGGCTGGCCTCGCAGACCGATGTGCTGGCCGACGACTGGACCCTGGTGTGA